AGAACTATTGTTTATGATGGTATTAATCCACATGAAATTGCAGAAGTTCTAAATATGTACATGGCCGTTACTGGTAAGAAGCCAGGAAAAGCCCCTAAGAAGGAAGTTCCTGCAGATATTGTTCCAAAACCTAATGTAGATGCTGCTTTAAGTACCCCAACAAGAGCTACCGTTGAACTTGGTAATCCAAATGACGGTAAAAATTGGATCAAGGAAAGTGAAGTAGCTAGACTTTCAGGTAAGGATTACGAGAAATACGAGGAAATTATCGAAAAAGCTCGTAGAGAAGGTACATTTATTTACGATATTAGTGGTAAAGCACAGTAATTACTTGACTTTACCCTAATTCTTTAGTAAACTATTATAAATAAAGATTTTAGGGCTTATATAGCCGGCCAGCTTGTTGATTTTCCTCGATTAACTAGGCCCTAAATATCTGATTTATAAGAGGAAAATATGATTATTTGTACTTTGTGTGGCGTTGATAAAAATTTAGAAGATTTTGATAAGCACAAACACGGTAGATATGGCAGGCGAACAATATGTAAGTCCTGCCAAGCAATAAAAGCTAAAGAATACAGACTAAAAAAGCCTGAATTTATTAAAGAATTAAAATTTAAATATCGAAATAGTTTTGACGGCTTTATAATCACTGTTTTGGGACAATCTCGTAGACGTGCTACTAAATTATATAACGGTTTTGATTTAGATGAAGAATTTTTAAAGAAACTCTGGACTAATCAAAACGGATTATGTGAATTTACTGGATATCCCTTAGAATTTACTAAGGCCCCAGAAACTAAAAATCCTTATCAAGCTTCTTTAGATAGAATTGATTCTTCAAAGGGCTATACTAAAGATAATGTAAGGTGGGTTTGTTGGTTTATTAATCAAATGAAATTGGACTATTCAGAAGAAGAGTTCAAAAAATTAATTAAACTAGCAAATTCTAAATTAGACTAGGTTTTACCTTTTCTGACGCCCCCATTAAGGGAAATACCGTCGTGTAAAAGCCACCTTGTTCAAAGCAAAATATTTAATAACGCATTGAAACTTAAGGAGAATTTACATGGCGTTTCCAGTCGCCGCAGGCTTAAATTAACCGGGCCTGATTAAATTGGGTGAATTGCTGGGACATCCTTCTGGACAATCAGCAGCCAAGTTACTGATGTAAGGTTTAGGCCCCAGGGCAGTAAAAGGTTCAACGACTAGAGTTTGACGAAAGAATAATAACTCCAAGAGCGCCCAACTCCCACTAAAGGGAAGATGATATAGTCTGAACTACTTAGTAATAAGTAGAAGTTAAGATAAAAAACTTAACGATAACAAGTATTTGACGGCAATTTACCAAACGGCGCTTTTAGTCCCGTTATTTTCAGCCAAAAGGTTCTAAAAACCTTTAGACGTGTTTCAGTAATTGAAGCAATTACTAATACCGATTATGCAGGTGAAATCTCAAACTATGGTGACTCTGTTAGAATCATCCTAGAGCCTGATGTTACTGTCTCTCCATATGTACGAGGACAGCAAGTTGTTCCTGTTGACCTAATTGACAACGATATTACAATGGTTGTTGATAAGGCTAATAAGTTTGCCTACAAGGTAGACGATATTGAAGCCAAGCATTCTCACGTTAATTGGGAATCTCTAGCTTCTGAAAGAGCCTCATTCAAAATCAAAGACGCATTTGATTCTGAAGTTCTCACTTATATGGCAGGACAAGCACAGACTATTGTAGGCTCAACTGCTTCACCAACTGCTGTTAGAGTTTCTCCTCCAACAGGCGGTTTCTCTCCTCTAAATATTATGGCACGTCTAAATCGTAAGTTTGACGAATTAAACGTTCCTACTGATGGTCGCTGGTTTGTTGCTGGTCCTTTCTTCTGGGAGCAAATGCAGCAAGAGGAAAGCAGACTTATGCAAGTCAACCAAACAGGTGACGCTAAGTCTCAAATGAGAACTGGTATGTGGAACGGTAAAGTTATCGAAGGTGATATTCGTGGCTTTAGCTGCTACATGTCTAACTCACTAACCACTGGCGGTATTGGACCTGATAGCTCTGCATCAACTGACTATGGTATTCTTCTAGCTGGTCATATGTCTTCAACTGCTACTGTTTCGCAGATTGCAAAGACTGAGACCTTTAGAGATCCAGATAGCTTTGCGGATGTTGTTAGAGGTCTACACTTATACGGTCGTAAGACTTTACGTCAAGATGCTCTTGCTGTAGTCTATTATAACCGTGGCGCATAAGGTAAGGAGATAATAATATGGCTAACTTCGTAGTCGCCCTAGGTTATAACTCAACATCAAGTCCTGCTCATGAGACTAGAAAAGATGTTAATCTTCTCTACGTCGCTGATAAGGTCTTCGATCTTAGCACAACTGCAGTAGTTGCTTCTACTTATCAGAACAACTATTACACTAGCTTAACTTCAGTTGTTTCAGGAGATACTATTGATGTTCTTCCTGTCCCAACCAAGTCTCTAGTGCTACTTGCAGGTAGAGAGGTTATTCGAGCAGCCACAGCTAATACTACTGGTACTATCGCTGTATCTCTCGTAGCTCCTGCTACTACTCTGCTTTCTGCAGCTACTATGAATGCTACAGGAACTACACTAAGTTCTGCTGCATTCGCAATTGCTGATCCTACTGCTTCTACTACAGCAACAGGCGCAATTGGTTACGTGGTTGGTAGTGCTAACGGTACAACTGTCCGTGTCACTGTTGGTACTGCGGTAGCAGATGCTAAGGTTCGTATCTTTGCAGTTATGGCCGATCTAACTCAAGTAGTTCAGCGAGTTAACTAAATCAACTAAAAAGGTAAGGATATATTTTCTAAATAACCTTACTATTTATTTATCCTATAGGCCGGGGCCGGTGTTCGGCTTCGGCCTTTTTCTTAAAGGCTGATGCATGGCTTATACTTTTATACAGCTAACTAATAAAGTTCTTTCCCGCATGAATGAGACTGCTTTAACGCAGTCTAATTTTGCTTCTGCGACAGGCTTTAATAAACAAGCACAAGATGCCGTTAATGCTGCAATTAAAGAGATAATCCATAAGTACCAATTCTGGCCCTTCTTAAGAGTGCAGAGAACTATTACAACTAGTTCTAGCGGAAATGAATATTCAATTAGTCAGGCATTAGCCCCTGTTGATTTCTATACTATGCAAATTAATAGAAATGATAGTGCTTCACCGCCTATTGTACAGTCTGCTTTAACTTATATGGATTATAATCTATATATGCGATACAGATTTCCAGTAGATAGACAGGCAGACACTTCACAATATTCTCAACCACAATGGGTTTCTAGACCTCCTTCTGGAAATACTATCATACTAAGTCCATGGCCAGATAGAGCATATACAGTTTCGTATTTTACCTGGGAAATCCCAGATGAGTTAGTTAATCCTACAGATACTACAGTTATTCCCGATCAGTTTGTGGATGTTTTAATTAATCGTGCTGTGTATTATGCATATATGTTTAGAGAGAATATTGAAGCTGCTGCAGAAATCAAAAAAGAAACTAAAGACGGAATAGACCAAATGCTTCGTCAAATTGTTCCAGGATTTACTGATGCAAAAGATCCACGTATTGTTAGACCAAGAGCCCTAACAGGACCATCTAGATTTTTCTAAATTTGTTAGAAGTTTGTATACACTTTTCTCACAGAGTACTTATATAAATGCCAATTGAACCAAGAAGTAGAGACAGATGGGGCACCAAGCAAGTTTTGCTTGAAGGCGGAACTGTAAATAATGAAGATTTAATTTGGCAAGGTGAGAATAGGCCCGGATCACTTACTAGAGGCATTAACTTTGAGACTTCTTTAATCGGTGGGTATAGACGTATCTCAGGCTATAGACGTTATATTGATGCTGCTGTACCGGGGACAGGGCAAATTCTAGGTACTTTCGTGCATGAAACTGGCGTAGTTGCCATGCGCTCTACTAAAGTATTCTTCGCAGCTACAAGTGCTACAGCTTGGACTGAATTAACTAGCACAGCAACAGCCGCTAGAACAGGTGCTGGTAAATATAGAAGCGTTCAATACAATTGGGTAACTCCAACTACGACTTTCGTTGATGGAGTAAATACTCCTGCTAAATATACTAATGGTACATACTCAGATTTAAATAATGCGCCTACAGGACAAGCATTTGCTACAGAATTTAAAAGGCATTTATGGCTAGCTCCTAATGGCTCTCAAACCCTTACGTTTAGTTCTCCAGGAAACGATAATAACTATGATGCTACTGCAGGGGCGGGTTCTATTAATGTAGGATTTGGTATTCATGGTATGGGAGTTTGGAGAGATGAATTGTTCGTATTTGGACGCCACAATATCTCTAAAATTGTGGGTACAAGTGCTACAGACTGGATTTTAAGCCCTGTAACAGGCAATATTGGATGTGTTGCTTCAGATAGTATTAAAGAAATTGGCGGAGATTTAGTATTTCTATCTTCTGATGGTATTAGAACAATTGCTGGTACTATGCGTATTGGTGACGTGGATATATCCAATTTAAGTAGGCCAGTTCAAAATAAAGCTACGGCGTTAATTCCCATAGAGAACTATACTGATGGCTCTACTTCCAGTGTTGTTATACGAGGTAAGTCTCAATACAGAATATTTTCGTCTCGTTCTAGTTCAGATAGATCAACTCAGGGGGGCTTAATTGGCGGCCTTAGACAGACTTCCTCGGGAGATATTGCTTGGGAATGGTTTGAATTTCTAGGTGCTTCTATTTATTGTTGCGACAGTAGGTATTTAACTTCTGAAACAGAATTAGTTGTACACGCACATAATGATACCGCAGATAACTATGTTTATACGCAAGAAAGTGGTAGCGATTTTACAGGATTTAGTTCTGCCAGTACTGCTGCAACAACAATTGCAATGCCTTGGTATTTACAATCACCACACCATGCCTTTGAAGATGCCAGATTAAGAAAGACTATGTACAGATTATGTGCGTATATTTATGCAGAAGGTAATGTAACTATTTATACAGGTTCTATATATGATTTTAATGACGCAAGTGTAGTACAGCCTGTAGATAGAGAATTAGGACGAATTACAAACGCAGCCACTTATGACGACCCTGCAGTTACGTATGATAATGGATATATATATGATTCTACCGCATTCACAGATATACGTTTTTGTGTACAATTAGAAGGTTCGGCACTAGTAGCAAGCTTTGTTTTATACGGTACTGGTGGTGCTCCCTTTACTGTACGCTCTATGTCTATCGAATACGCTCTTAATGGGAGAAGATAATGGCTACCGGGTACACTAGACAAGCTTCGGCACAAATAGCCCCCAATTTAACTATTCTAAGTAACTCTTTTAATCTTGAATTTAATAAAGTTCAAGCTGCTATGGACGCAAGTTCAGGGCATAATCATGATGGTACTGTTGGTGGTGGTGCTCCCATAACTAATATGGGCTTAAATGGCCTATCTGGAGCTACAGGTATTGTTATATCTAGTACTTCTGGAGCTTTTTCTACTGTACAATTAACATGCTCTAATGGTACAATATCTATTGGGTTTCCTAACGGAATTGGGGGAAATCCCGTATTAAACGTCAATGTGGGTACTGCAGCTAATCAAATTGTTCAATTAGATAGCTCAGGTAAATTACCTGCTGTGGATGGCTCTCAATTAACTAATATTGGGTCCATTACTACGGACGCTACTAATACTGTTTATGGTTGGGAGAAATTTCTATAATGGCAACGGAAGCTGGTTTAGGTACTCTTAGTACTGATCCTGTATTAGCTACACAAGCTCCAAATCCAGGCTTAACACAAGCTCTTGGTGCCTTAGGTGCTGCTGGTACTAATCCAATTCTATCTACAATGCCTCTAGGTGGTCCTGCAAGCGGTCCTAACGGTGCTCCTGTAGCCATGCAAGATGGTGATGGAGATGTTGGGGGTGGATACAATAATAATGATACAGGGCCTACTGCTGGTGATGGTGGTGCCGTAGGTGGTGATGGTAGTGGTAGTGACTCTGGAGATGGGTCTACCTCAGGAACAGGGAACAACACTAGCACAGGTTCTACAGGCTCTACAACAACCACAGAAGCTACAACAGCTAGCACAGCTTCTACTACACCCACATACCAACAACCTGTAGATAGCAGAAATAGTGCTATTATAAACAGCACTAATACTAGAGCCACAAATCCTGTATTGCCACCGGGCACAGAAGTAGATTTTACTAATATTTCTGAAAACTCAAATGAAATGATGGAAAATAAAACCATCGGTTCTTTGGGTGCATCTGATACAACTAAAGCTCAAGCAGGACAGGCAGAGGCATCCCAAAATCCTGGCACAGCTACTTATAATGCTACCCAGATAGATAAACAAGCTCAAGATGCTGCTTTAATGGAAGCTGCAACTGCTGCTATAGATAGTACTCATTTAGTTAGTGGCAGATTAACAGAGCTATTAAAAGTTGGAAGTGACGGGCAATTCCCAACATGGGCTTCTGGAGCAGCTAGAAAAGCACAACAAATAATGGCAGCTAGAGGTATTGATAATTCCTCTATGGCTGGTCAAGCTATTATGGCAGCTATTATTGATGCTGCTGTACCTATTGCTAAAGCCGATAGTGACGCTCTTGTTGCTATGGATTTACAAAATCTTAATAATAAACAACAAGCAGCCCTTGTAAATTCACAACAGAAATCCCAATACTTATTAAGTAATCAGGCTGCAGATAATGCTTCTAAGAACTTTAATGCATCCAGTATTAATCAGGCTAACGAATTTTATGCTAATCTTGCAACTCAAGTCAGTACCTTTAACGCTGCACAAAGATCGGCAATTAGCCAATTTAATGCTGGTGAAGAAAATGCAATGGAAAAGTTCGATAAAACCATGCAGGATTCTAGAGATAAATTTAATACACAAAATGATTTAATTGTTCAACAATCTAATACACAATGGCGTAGACAGATTAATACTACTAATACTGCTGCACAAAATGAAGAAAATAGAATTAATGCTACTAATAAGTTAGGTATCTCTAACCAAGCATACGCCAATATGTGGCAGCAATACAGAGACGAAAGCGCATGGGCATTTACTGCAAACGAAAATAAAGAAGATAGATTTAATAAACTAGCTCAAATTGCTCTATATACAGAGGGTAAAATGAAAATGTTCGATGCCCAACAGCAAGCAGCTTTCCAACAGGCTTTAGGTAACTTCTTAGCCGGTATGTTCTCAGGAGCACTTGAATAATGTTTGATTTTTGGGATATAGCAGGCAAAGCTTTACAAGGGGGCCTTAAAGCCTTCCTTGGTGGTAATAAGCAAAGTTCTGTAACAGATAATAGTTCTTTTAGCACTTCACAATCAAGTTCTAATAAAGTAACTCCAGGCAAAGCTAAGGCTGCTTCTATTACAGAAGGCACACCACAGTATAATCAAGGTGGTGGTATGCAAGGTGGACCTAAATGGGAAAGTAACTTTATGTGGAATGGAAAGCATTTCAATAGCCAATTAAAAGACTTTCTAGACAACTATGAAGAAACTGATGATGAAAAGGATATGAAATAATGTCTACACAATTTAGTGCCCCAATTCCAGGTGAAGGGTTGGCACATCCTCCAGGATCATTTCCTTGGGAGCGTCCTCCACAATTTACTGATCCTGTAGAAGCTGTAAATTTTGTATGGAAAACTTTAATTAAGCCATCCAGACTTCCTAAAATGTTAGCTTTATTAGAAAATGGTGCTACTGTAGCAGATTTAGCTAAAGGAACTCTTGTGTCAGGATTTCAACAAGGCTTATGGACTATTGATCTTATGATGCTTATTGATCAAAATGTATTCCTAATGATTGCTACACTTGCTGAAAAAGCAGGTATTAAATATACTTTATTGCCTCCCGGTAGCCCTGGTAATGTGGATCAATTTATGAATGATCTTAATACTAATTTAATTAAGGCAAAAATGGGCGGACAGCCAGAAGACGTAGCTGCAGCATTTGATAATGCTGAACAAGGTGGTAATACTATAGCACCTCCTGGAGCTAACCCTACAGCAACTACTCCTAATCCTATCGGGAATGCTCCTACAGGCGGTAACGGTTTATTTACTCCACCAGCATAAAGGAATAAAACTATGGGCATTGGTGTAGGTATTGGTACTGGCTTCTTTTCTAAAATGTCATCCATTCAGGATGAAAATAGAAAAGCTGAAAATGAATATATGATGGAAGACTTAAAAACATTTAATGAGGGTCTAAAAGTATATAAAGCCAATAAAGCAGAACAACAAAAACAAGACAACATTGTTCGCGGCTTTGCTATGCAAATTGGTGGTGATCCTAGAGATACGAGAGCATTAGATGTTGCGAGAACTTTTGTTCAGGGCGGTCATAATATTACTGATCCTATTGTACTTGCTCAAGCCCAACAAATGTACGGGGGAATGAAGCTTAAGGAAACCCAGACACAAGTTCAATCAGCACAAGCTGCACAGGGCACTCCACAAATTCCTGGTCAATCTCCTGTAGCTGTTGGGGGTGAAGGTTCTGTACCTACTACTAATGTTGCAGGCGCTCCTGCTCAAGCTCCTGGACTTGGTGGTAAAGGTCTATTTAAACAAGATATGGGTATTGGTAACGTAATTACTGGTAAAAATACTCCTGAACAATTACAAGCCAAATCGCTTAAAAATATTGCCGGTAGAACAGGATTTAGCCCTGAGCAAGTCTCTGCTATTAAAACAGGCCAAGATACAGGCAGGACAGATTTTAATCCTGAGTCTGCCGGTACTCCTATGGATGCCAATAAAGCAGCTTTAATTGGTACTGCTATGAAATTAGCTGGTGATCCAGGTAAATTAACTGATCCTGCTAAATTCTGGCAGGCTGTAGGTTCTGGTAATTATGATGAAGCCGGTAAATATATCGCTAACGCAGAACAACAAAATGCTTGGCATATTGAAGCTTCTAAAATTCAAGCCCAAGCATCTAGGGATAGTGCTAATATTCATGCTGCTGCTACTCTTGGTGCTGCTAGTATGAATGTTGCTGCTGCTACAGCTAGAGAAAATGCTAGACTTGAAAATAGTCCTGCAGAACGTTACGCACAATCTGCAGCTAAACTAGATGAAATTAAGACTGGCATAGGTGCTGATCCTTCTATTATGGCTAAATATGTAAAGAAGTACCCAGGAATGGATGTAACAAATCCTCAAGTAGTTGAATGGGTGGCTTTACAAGAGCTAAGAAGCATTGATACAGAATCCTATAATAGAGTTATAGCAGGGCCTAATAATAAACCCCCACAAGGAAATGCAGTACTATTTGATTATCGTACAGCCTCAACTCCTCCAGGAACTAAAGCAGGGGCTAATGATCCTAGTAAAGGAGGCTCTAAAACCGATCCTTACGCAACTAAAACGCCTGCTCCTGAAAAGCCTAAATCTATTCAGGAAGAAGCTAAGATTGTGGCTGACAGAATTAAAGCTATTAAAGACCCCGAAATACAAGAAAAATTAAAGAAAGAATTTGGACAAACCTATCCTAAATACTATATGGAGAACTTCTTACCTAATGAAAAGAAGCAATAGGGAGAAACTCAAGCGGAAAAGAATAGTAAGGCAATGGGCAAAGTTAAGCATAGACCAAGTACACCAGTAGAGTAATAATGACCGGAACTTTACAAGATATCATTAATGAAGTTAGAGGAGTAAACGTACAAGGTTCTCCTACAGGTACTGCTACATCTACTCCAGAAGAAGCAGAGCCTAATACTTTAGATGACATTATTAAATCTGTACGTGCGCCTACTCCTACGGGTGTTGGGGCAGCTTTTCCAGATCAAAGTGAAATGTCTTATGAAATACCTGGCTTTACAGGACATAAAGCACACCCCATGCTTGTTAAAGTTGCCCAGGAATATTATGGTAAGGCTGATCCTAATGAAGCATTACAGACTTGGGTAGTAGATCAAACATGGAATAACGCTAACTCTGCTGCAGCCTTAATGGATGCTGTAAAGGCACAAACTGTAGATATTATTAAAGCCAAGCAAATGACTTTTCTAGGGGAGCAATATGATAAGCTTCCTGCTTTCTGGGAAGGTGAAGATAGAGGTATTGGGGAAAGAGCTAGCAGATTATGGGCTAATATTTGGCGTGGTGTAGTTGATCCTGTTACTTGGGCAGGTGGTGCTATTGGGGGTAAAATAGCATCTAAAGTTATTGGTGAAGGCGCAGGTATATTAGCTAGAGCTTCCGGTGCTGCTATTGTGGATGCTGGTGCAGGCGCTGCCGCTGATGTTTCTCAACAGGTTCTACAAAAGTCTATTGGAACTAGAGAAGAATACTCACCGTTAGAAACTGCTCAATCTGCTGCTGTTATGGGCGCCTTTGGCGGTTTAATTAGAGGTGGTGCAGGAGCTATTAAAAAGGGATTTGGGTTATTAAAACGTCCTGATGCTGTAGATACGCCTCCTATTAAACAAGATAATGCCCCATTAACTTTTGAACAACAACAAATTGCTAAATCTGGTACTGCACTAGAACAACCAGACGCTATGGGAGTATTAGTACGTAGAGACAATATTCCTGCCCCTGCCAATGCTAATAAATTCCCTGAAATGGAAGCTACTAGACCTATTGAAGGCCCTGGTATTGCTAGACCTGAACCTAGTTCTATTGCAGAAATTAAAAATGAATTAGGTATGGGGGATGTTGATTTTGGTGGGCTAAAAGATATGGATGGCTCTATAACTCCTGGTAATGAGTTTAAAGAAGCACCACAATATAAACCATTCGATCACGGATTACAGGATAATCAAACTCCAGAACTGCCAAAGCCTGTTGTTAAGCCTGTAGAAGCTCCTAAAACAGAATTTCTAGCTAAAAATCCAGAATTGGACAATGCTTTAAAGAATGCAGAAGACCCTAAACCTTTACCTGAAATTATTAGGAAGCTGGATAATGGAGACCCGGATTTATCTGCTCCTCCTACTGTGCCTCCTAGGCCACCCACTCCTCCTACTCCCCCTCCTCCTAAAGTAGAGGGGCCAACACCTTTATATGTTGAACAGCTTGAAAAGCTAACAGGTAAAGTAGATAATATGACCTATATGTCCTCTCCTGCAGAAATGTGGGCAGAAGTAATTAGGCTATCTGAGGCTAATTCTGGGTTTAATACAGAACGTCCACAAATCTCTAAGGAAGCCTCTCTAGCTTCTGCTAAAGAGCTATTAGGTGATCCTAGCTTAGACATTTTTAAAACTTTAAAAGATAAACTTGGAGTTACAGGAGATAGATTAAGTACTGTAGTATCTGGGGCTCTTTACCAATATAATAAAGATGGTGTACAATTACACACTTTAGCCTCGGATTTCAATGAAAAGCTATGGAAATTCGGTAAAGATAGCCCTGAAACATTAAAGTCTCTAGTAGCTTACGCCCAATATAGGCTTAAATTTACAGATACTATGAAAAGCTTTTATGGTTCCAGAAGCGAAATTGGTAGAAGTTTGGCTATGTTAAAGCCTAATTATAACGAATCTCCAGAAGAATATTTAACAAGGCTCGTTAAAGATATGAATGGGCCGGAAGGATTGGCAGGCGATGGCGCGGCTCTCTTGTGCGGATAAATTAATTAGAGAAGCACAGCAACTTGCTATGATTGATCCTAATGATACAGGGTCAATTAGCAGGTTCTTTCAAGCTCAAGAAGATGCAGCTAAGGCTAAACCTACCCTTGGAAAGAAGGGCATGGAAGTGCTTTATAATGCCATGCTTGCAGGTTTACCTACTCAAGTAGCAATCGGCCTAGAAACTACTCTAATGAACATTACAAACACTGTAGAGCGTGGCCTAGCCTCTGGCGTGGGCTTGGTTAGACAAGGTTTAACAGGCTCTCTAAACGATGCTGAACGATATACCGCAGGCGATGTGCTAGCTCGTGCTAAGGGTATGGGACTATCTATTAAAGATAGAGACCTAGGGTTAATTGCATCCACACAAGAATTAGCAAGTATCTGGTGGAAGAACTTCAGATTAGCCCATGAAGCTGGACAAGAATTAAGCCCAAGCCATCCTGTCAGAAGCACTATTGGTACTGCTGCTGATGCTGGTAATATTGAAAAGATTATAGGTAAGATTGTACGTATTCCTTCCTCATTAATTGCTGGCACAGATGCCATGATGCAAGAAGTAGGAAAACGTGCATCTTTGTGGGAACAAGCTTCTATTGCCTATAAAAGAGCAGGCGGAGAACAAGGCACAGGTAAATCTAGAGCAGATTATTTAAGCGACTTCGTAAGAAATCCTAATAAGCACGCTATGGACTCAAAGCAATTAGCGCAAGCTAAAGAGCTATTCCGTAGATATGAAGAAATGGGCTTAGCTGATCGCCCTGAACTAGACTTTTTAAATGATTTTGGTAAGAAGCTTTCATTATTTAGAGCAGAGGCAGAAGGCAAGAAAGCTAATTTTACCAGTCCTCCTAGCGAAACCACTAAAGCCGTTATTAATTTTATTGATAAGGTTCCCTTTGGTCGTGTAATCGTACCATTCATTAACACTCCTGCTAATATCTTTAGGTGGGTATTTGAGCGTGTTCCTGGCATGGGCTTGCTATATAAAGACACTCAAAGAGAATTAACTGGCGGTAAAACATTCGCTGAAATTATTAAAAGAACACCAGAAGGCGATTTATCTAAAATTAAAGAATACACTAAAATGGACTTTGATAACGTTGTAGCTAGGCAGACATTTGGTTCGTCTGTTTTATTAGCTGCAATGTGGCTAGAAGCTAATGGTTATATTAGTGCTGGACCTGCTATTGATCCTGAAAAGCGTACAACTCAGTTAGAAGCAGGTTATGAGCCCTATTCATTTAGACAAGATGATAGAGCTTATAAATACACTAGACCAGATTCTATAGGTCTATTAATGGGCATGGGCGCTGATTTTAATAGGCTATTAAGAGCAGCACAAAATAAAGATGAAGAATTTAATCAAAACGTGTTAGATGCTATGCACGCTGCAGGTTTAATGATTGGCTATAATCTTGTCGAAAAGACTTGGATGAGCAATCTTGGATTACTATTACAGGCAGCAAATGATCCGGAAAGATATGGAAAGAGATTATTAGGTCAATTAGCTGGTATGCCTATTCCTGCAATCGTTAAGCATTTTAATGATGCTATTGATCCTGAACAAAAGCAAATGCTTGATATTATAGACCAGCTTAAAAATCGTTCAGGTATCGGTAGAGGAGATTTGCACCAAGCCGTAAATATTACAGGTGATCCTAAGTTCATTGGTCAACCATTTGGGCCATTAAGAGATGTTAAGCCAGATGATGTTGGTGGTAAAATCTATGATTTTGCTGTCCGTATGGTAAGCCCATACAGAGGCACAGATATTTCTACCAATCCTGTAATGCGTACAATGGCTGATTTAGGTATGCCTACAAAGAAGGTTTCAGACGAGTTAAGACTGTTTCCAGATGTAAAGGAGCAACTTACTGACGATCAATACGCCTATTATGCTAAAACCAAAGGACAAATCCTCAGTGTTTTAGGTAATCGTATGCTAGACAATATCCCAAATTGGAATGAATTAGCTACAGAATTACAGAAAAAAGTGCTGTCTTCAATTCTTACGACTGCTAGTCAACAGGCCAAAAACCTGTTGCTTGTAGAGTACCCTGCTCTCTATGAAACGCAGGCCAAGAAGTATGTTGAAAGTCTAAGTAAACAAAAAGAACCTTACAGCGAACCTGTATTTAGAAAATAAGGAATAATAATATGGTATGGGATTGGATGGCAGTAGGTGTAATTCTAACATTCGTAGGCTTGTTTTGTGCTGGTTGCTGGACTATACTACAGCTTTGTTTAAAGCCAATTCATAGGCGAGTTGATATTTTAGAAATTAAATGCATTCAAAGAGATGAATTTAACGGCATTGTAATGATGATAAAAGACGGATTAAGAGATACCAAAAATGCCGTAGATAATTTATCGACAACGTTAAACGTCAGAATAGATAATTTAATAAAGGATAAATAAATGACTACCAGAGGTATCCGAAATAATAACCCAATGAATATAATCAAGTCTTCCAATAAATGGGAAGGCAAGACTGTATTTGAACCTCTAGATTCTAAGTTTGAGCAATTTACTGCTGCAGAATATGGTATTCGTGCTGGTGTTAAGTTATTACTAACTTATTCTACTCATTATAGGCTAGATACTGTACGTTTATTAATTAGTAGATTTGCTCCTGCAGAAGAAATTGGTAATCCCACAGATAATTATATTGACTATGTTGCCAATTATATGAATGTAGACCCTGATAAAGAACTAGACGTAGATGATTATAAAACTATGAAATCTCTAGTTGAGGGCATTATTAGATTTGAAAATAGGGGCGTTATGCCATATTCTGAGAATACCCTACGAAATGCCCTAAAGATGGCAGGGGTAGCAGATACTCCCAATAAAGTAGCCTCTCAGGAGCCCGTAATTAAGGCTACAGGGGGTGCTGCAGCTATTGGGGCAGTAGGACTAGGGGCACAGCTTATAAGCGTCCTAGCGCCTCTGGAAGGGCTTCTAAATGGGCTTGTAACTTCCCTCCCTTGGGTAGCCGCTGCTTTTGTTATAGGGATTGTTGCTTATATCGGGTATAATCATTATAAACAAGTTAAATCAGGAGCCATTTAATATGATATTCAATACGGCTTTAGACCTTATAAAAGAAGGTACTACAGTGCGTAGAACTAAATGGGAAAAGAACATATACCTTATATGGGATAATAAAAATAAGAATATACAGATTCTAGTACATTTTTATCCTATGTATTGGAAGCCTTTACAAGAAGATATATTAGCTACAGATTGGGAAATAAATGACACTGCTTCTGGGTATTTGGAACAAATTTAGCACTTTTATTTTAGGTGCATTAGGTATTATAGTAGCTTTAGTTGGGTTTTATTTTAAAGCTAAATCAGATGGAAAGAACGAAGTTAAAATAGAGGCTTATAAAGAAAATGCTGAACAAACTAAAAAAGCACTTAAGACTTCTCACGATATTGGGATTATTGGCGATAGCGCCGTCTATACAGGGTTGCAAAAGTACACCCGTAAATAGTTACTGCGATATTGTAGAATATATTATATTAGATAAAGAAGATAAATTTACACCAGTAACTGCTAGACAATTACTGGTGCATAATAATACTGTAGATAACTTATGTAATAAGGAAATTAAAACTAATTAACAAGTGTATATAATTAAAGCATATTTAAACATTATTCCGTGACTATTATAGTCACTTATACTGAATTTAATATCTATTAATTGTCCGTGTTGTAGAGTGTGTAAAAATCCATTAATTTCTTTTTGAAATTCTTCATTTATTTGACCAGAAATAAGTTTAGTAGCGTACATTAATATAAACTAACTTTATCTAAGTCTGTTGTAAATGATGGTATCTTACCGTAGTCGAAATCTTTTGGATACAGCCAATTCTTATTAAAATCATCAATAATCATACTAATTGCACACATAAAACATCTCCTTAAAGTTCAATAGGATTTTCTTCATCATCTTTACGAATTTTACCAATAGGGCACTCGCAGTAGTGCCTTTTTGCGTTATCGGCTAACGGTAAATCTTCTTCATTTGCTGTGAAAAAAGAATAATAATATCCTTTATCCCAACAAGTTGTACATTTACCCCAATTTAAATCTCTATTCATTTAATGTGGTTGCTCCACTAAACACCATTTCTTTTCAGTAACGTCCTTTAATTCAACTTCATAGCATTCTACTTCATCATCATTAAATAGTTCTTGGTCTTCTTGATAATCTGAATAAGGTTTATTAAAATGAAACATATAATGCTTACCGTCAGTATGTTTAAATACCCCCTCACAATATACTGACCACCTGCTTTTATGCAGCATACGTTCATATATTAAACCACCATAAACGTATTCTTCTGCTTCTTCTATTGATAATTTCATAGCTCAATTGTTTCCCATTTGTTATCTAACGAATAATACGTTACTGATCCTATGCCAGAATGATCTAATGCTGCAAAACAGCCTGGACAGGGTTTAGAGCATCCCCAATCCCCATTCTTAAGCAATCTACCAATATACATATTAGCACCCACTACAATGCTTTCCTTGGGCCATCTAGCACGCACTAAGCAAGCTATTTCTGCATGTAGGTGTATTCTATCAGGCTTAGAGGCGTATTTAGCTTGTAATGGATGTGTCTTTAAATGATTGCTCTCACAGCTTATGACTTCCCCCTTACAAACAATACAAGCAGCCATAGGGAAGCGCCTAAAGGGGCTAACTTCTGCTTGTGCTCTTACTAGATTTAAATACTTTTCCATAGCTATTATATGGTTCTTCAATATCAATATTGGCTGTAAAACCAATAGGACGACTTTTAATAGGACGATAAGGATTATCAGTTAATTGAATACAATCACCTTTACCTATATCAAAAGATAAATCTACGTCTTCATAGGGGTCATCTTCATTAAATCTTTTAGGCTTTCTTTTCATACTAAATCACACCTTCTGCAAGCCCATAAATTATCTCTCCAAGGAATACGTCTAGATGCACATTTAGGACAGAATAACCCCCAGGATAAAATACATTTAAGCATATTTCTTTAAAGCCTCCCAACTGATCGGGTAATGTTCTTTCATAATAGGATCAAGCTGCTTAACTAATTCACAAGTTTCCTTTTGGGCATCTTCTGCAGTTCGCATTTTAAACATATTAAAGTATGCGTATAAGGAACCTGTCCAAACAAATTCAGTATAAGTAGATTGAGGAAGTACGGCCCTAGCCTGCTCTGGTGCCACTCCTTTATTTAATAATTCCTGATAAAAATTCAGGCTAAGATGCATGGAGGTATGATAAATTTCTGTGGCGTCGGCATTTTCTACCCAACTAAAATCCCCATCACTTCCTTGCTTTTTATTTACGGGACGATTTCTAAACTGTAAAGGTACATACACGCTTGGCTCCGTGTCTACGTATCTTCTAGAAATCTCATTAATAGCAAATCCTATTTGGTGTCTTTTTAATTGATTAGCTACGAAAATAGGACAAGACACTCTAGTCTGTAATTGCGGATGAAAAAATGGAGATTTATGTTTGTGTTCTGCAAGATAATTAATTAGCTTTTCATCTTTTTCATCTTGTGTAGATTTCCATTTTCCAAAGGAAACTCTAGCAACATTTGCAACCATAAGATCATTACCAAAATGATTAAGGTATTCTATTTTCATTTAAATATTTTATAGCCTTTTCTAAAATTATAATATCGTCTTTAAATAATCCCAAACCTTGATTACATTTATGACATAGTACGCCTCTAATTTTTCCCGTTACGTGACAATGATCTAAATGCCAATTTTTAGGATTATCTACAATACTTTCACAAATAGCACAAACGCCTTCTTGTCTCTTTAATATATCATCTTTTTCATCGTCAGATATTTTATATGTAATTTTATAATATCTATGCCGCATCCATTTTTTATATGTTCCACTCCTTTTACGTAATTCTATGTGTTTTTCTCTATTATAGCGTAGGGCACAATCCGCAGAACAATACAAGTATTTTGTCCCATTCGTGTTTATTTCAAATGGGTTTTGGCACTTTTTGCATACTCGGTTTCTATTCTTTGGTGATGGCATTGGCTAAATATTGTTTATACCACTCTGGAAAACCATTAATAGCTACTCTAAGTACATCTTCTTTGAAGAGCTTATAAAGAAGCTCTTTAATATTCTCTTTTTCTTCTTCAAGAACATCCTGCTTAATTCTACATATTACTTTCTAATAAAATAAATCTGGAATAACAGCCATTATGACCTTGGTGCAGTTAAAATAACGCCTTGTCTTAGTGCAGGGGGCGTAATAGGAGAGCCTGCGGGAATGGGTTTACAGATATAATCAAATGCTCTAGTAACAAGGGCCTGGGTGAATATATCATGTTTTACAATAGCCTTAACATCCCCAGGCCATTCAAAGTGGGCTAAGCAAGTTAAAACCTGTCTAACCTGATTTAATTGTTCTTCCGTAGGATCATTCTCCCCAAACGTAATAGATGCAATACGCTTTAGAAAAGGATGCGGTAAATCAGTTAAGGCCACTTCTGATCTACTCTGAGCGGCCTTTTGTGATTTTTGTTCCTCAATAAAATCTTCTATATCTAATTGTTCCATTTATTTCTTCCTATTCGGTAGATATATAGTTCTGCGTTCGTTAGGTTTAAATGCGGCCTCTGGCTCATAATAGCCCATACCATTCCAGAACATTACAGACTTGGCTGTACAATGTTGATCATCAACACCAAAGTCAACTCCGCTATAAGCTTCTATACCAGGAAATGATCTAAGTTCTTTCCACTTAGCTACAGCTTCTTCTTTAGTGTCAAAAGTACGAACTTGTGCTTCGTCTTTGCCAAACTTCTTATATGTAAAATAATACTTCATTCTTGCTTAAGTTGCTTTTTTATATCTGCGTAACTTTCCTTCACGTACTTAATCTTACCACCAATTAAAAATAAAGCTGTGACTGTTTTGCCATTAGATCCAGCAGAACCTATTTCTTCAACTTTATCCATATTAAATAAGCGCTTTTCAGCTTTGGGGGGCTTAGGAACAGTTTCATTTATAGTGTTGTCTGTAAATGTAAGTTCTATCCACATTATAAATCCACATCCTCCGCAGTTTCTTCTTTTTGTTCATCTTCAATAATAGGATCAACTATTAGAATACATCTTACAGGATTTTCTAAAAGCCTTCCTCTAACTGTGGCACCTAATTTAGTCCCAAATTGATCTTGGTAATGATCCATTAAATGATGAAGAATATCTGTTGCGCTTAATTCAATTTTCATTATGCACTCCCAACTACTTCGCAAACATTACCAACACAAGCAAACTCTCTTGCTGATGTAGTTGTGTCCTCTTTTTCAAAATCCTTTAGTTTGTTCCAGTCTAATGATTTAGGCATTGCGGCCACTAATTTCAAGTACTCGGCTTCTGAAATTTCTTCATAAGGCATTTGTTTATAGACAACACCGTCTGAAATGTCCGGTAATAAACTAATTCCAGACATGATATTCATATTCTTCCAAATCCAAGCTTGTACATCCAGCCATTCATTCTTTTTAACCGTTAATGTAATGCTTGGCTTGTGCTCTGTATAATTCTTTTGAATATCTTTCCATAACTCTAAATTCCAGATAGCCCCCTTTTCTTCTACTAAAGCTTCTTTAGGCGCAGCCTGGGGGAAACTAAAGATAGTCACATTAGGATTACCAATAGCAGGCTCATTAGGCACACCCTGGGCAATCATAAAGTCTGTTAGAGGGTCTTTGTTGTCTTGTCTAACTCTACGGATATAGTAAGGAGCGTATCTTTTATGTAAGCCTGATGCACAATCTGCCAATTGGCTTGTAGTACCTTCTGGCTTGACACATGTAATTGCTGTAGAACGAGGAATATTAATGCTATCTGCAAGAACTTGATTAGTTTGGATCGCAACCAATCGAAGCTCTGAGAAACACGCCTCGCGATAATCGCCATATAATAACTCATTGTCCATAATTCCATTAATAGATACCCCAAGTAATCTTTCTTCTTCTGTATTATCCTGCCACACTTTTCTTAAATATTTAAAGTGTGTCAGAGTACTTTGCCAAGTTCCAAGAATAGTAGCAGCTTTAATCTTCTTTTTTAAATCTATTAATGTGTCTGTGGACCTGACAACCGCCGTTGTAAGGTTGCAAAATTGCTTGGGCCTAAGGATAATTTCGCTGCATGGATTAGTACCAAAGTTGAAATCTGTTTCCCTTCTTCCGTTCCATCCCACAATGCACTTAGAAGCATCCCTGTTAAAGATACCCCTCTCTCCTGACCCCGAAAGGTAAAGGGCTTTGAACTCCTCCATGAATAAGTCCATAGGGGTATCATCAAAGTATACCGCGCTATTGTTGGCAAGGCTTCTATAGTTGTGAGTATTATACCAAGTTCCTGACTTAGCAGACTGCATTCTTGTGTCTGACAAGTCTGATAAGCTAATAAGGGCTGAACGGCGCACCCCGCCAACAACGACAATTTCCGCAATCTTACAGATAAAATCATGGCACTCTAATGCGGTTAAGCGTCTACCTTTAGCAGACTTAAATAATTGCACGGAGTAGTTAAAGAGGTCGTTAAGCGGTCCAGGGCCGCTTGAACGTCCACCCATAACTTTGAGCCTTGCACCTGCGGGACGCAATTCTGACAAATCCCAGGTTGGAATTTGGCCTGAATAGAGCAAACTAATAAGTTCTTTGAGGGCTCTGCCCCATCCTGCTTTACTATCTCGTACTTTAATGGTTGTGTCACTCCGCTCAAAGTGCTCTGACACAACAGGCAATTTATCGACATTATATTGCTCCACACTAAATCCTACGCCAGTACCGGACATAAGAATAACAAGGATTTCATCGAATGCTCTTTGATTATCCACATCTACATAAGCACAATTATAGCCACATATAGCATCTCGCTCTAAGGCTGGTCCTGCAGTCATTAAAGCACGCATGGAAGGAAGTACTTCCAGATTAAGCACCATAGGCTCAATCCATGCTCTATCTGCACTTATATCATAATTATGTTTAGTTTGGATATGCTTCTGAATATAATCAAAATAACGCTTTACTGTTTCTGGCCAATCTTCCCTACGATTTTCTTCTTCGATCCATCTTGAATAACGACTTTTAAAAATGAACTCCGCATAGCAGCTATTAAAATACTTAGACATTTTTTATGTTGTATCCTTTTGTTTTATTACTTAATGCTCTATGTACAGTCATAGCAGCGCAATTTAATTCTTTAGCAATTTGTGGATAACTAAAACCTCTCTTTCGTAAAATTTGCATTAATTTTACATCTTCTTCCGAGAATTTACATCCAGCATTTTTAAAGTTCTTGTTGTGCTCTGGCCTCTCTTTATTAATCTTATCTAATTCTATAATCAAAGCTTCTTGTTTTGTTAATTTTTTGTTGGATATTTTGACTATTTGATCTAATGTGTATCCCTCCTCAAAAAGTTCTGTAAGCCAATTATAATGTTCTAGGCTTCTATGTTGCTTCCCATATATCCACGCCCTACTTCCGTTCCCATGGCCTATATACATTATCTTTTTCGTTTTTGGACAACGATGTTGATACACATAAAATATCTTTGAGTTTGGATTTTTTGGTCCCGGCATTTGTGTCTTTCTTTTTATTATTTTTAGTGGGGTCTTCTATTGTATCCATAACAGCATTAAATGACCCGTACTTACTCATCTAAATCCTTACCCTGAACTTCTATACGCTTAATAGTCACAGCACTCAATTCATATAAAGCATCTCTAATTTCTTGAGTTAACTGTTCTTTAATTCTACCATCTGCAGGTACTGGGTATTCGTCTAAATCAATTTCTAAACTTAAAATAGCCTTATATTTGTTTTTTGACATTATTATACAAATTCCTTTACATTAGCATTAGGCCAATTAGCTGGCTTTTGTAACTTACCATCTTCTCTAATAGTTCCTTTTTCGATCTTCTCCATATTGTTCTTATGGACAGTTTCAAAGGCTCCATCTAGCTTCCAGCCAAACTGTACTGCAGTACCCACGGCTACATAGATTAAATCGCAGATTTCCTTTAAACAATAATGAGCAGGCTTAGAAGCTAGCGCCTCGATACATTCATTGGCTTCTTCTCTAATCAGGGCGGCCCGTAGAGCGGCTACAGGGCTCCCAGGAACGTAATCCTGCCCTAGGCGCTGGTGGCGCCCTTGTACGCCCTTCCCAGAGGCTTCTAGCTTATCCTGCAGCGTCTTATGGAACTCGTATAGAGCCCCGAAATAACCCATAGTCTCCCAATTAACGGGCAATCCTGCCTTTTCAATTTCTTGAAGATGCTTCACAGAAGTATTCTTAGTAGTGTTATATTCATTTGGTACGATTAAAGTCATTATAGTTTACCCCACATAAAGTTAGTTTGTTCTTTAATATCTTTAACTTTTTCTTTTAGCTTCTGCAGATAAAGGATACCATCCATAAGTTCTTCCTGAGCATCTTCAATCCAATCAGCTACAGGCTTATTATTATCATGCATAGAAGTGCCATACTTCTTCATGCCTTGTTTGGAACGATCTAGGAACTTATTTACAACGGTATTTACAATAGGATCATCCTTATAAACTACTGCAGGAAAGATGGCTCTTTCTCTTAATTCTTGCGCTCTTTTTTTAATTTCTTTAAGACTTTCTATAATTCCTTTGTATTCATAATACCCTTTTAATGGCTCAATATTTAATAAATTACAAGGATTTTTAATTTCCGCATCTTCTAATAATATATACGTTTTAGCCAAATCGTTTAAAACGGCAGTATATTCACGCATCATTATATTATCCCCAATTTGATTTAACTTCATTCATATTAAATTGCTTTAAAGAGTATTCACCGTCATGTACATTAGTTTTAAGGATTAATCCTCTCCACCAAAACTTGTCCGCACCTTCTGCATATTTTGGGATATCTTCTGTGTAACATCCTGCAGATAAGCCATGTACAGTTCTGCCATCCGCCCTAGGCTGGAATGCATAATGAAATCCATGATCGTGTCCGACTGTGGAGGATTGGAGGTTTGTTGAAATAAGCGTCCTAGCCATATTTTTGCCACCAATAGGCTTGCCCATAATGCCAGAAGCAAAATGATGACAATAAGCGATACCATCCACAATAAGAGGCTTGGTATATTTCGTATAATTCCAATCAAACTTCTCATATCCAAGTTTTTCAATTGAAATTAATCCTTCTAGTTCAGGATTAGAATTAATCACGCGCTCGATACGAGCTTCGTCGTGATTGCCCCCAAGCATTTCAAATTTAGGATTGTAAAGCTGATACTTAGACTTCTTTTGTCTAGCCCAATAAGCCTCTAGGGGGCTTCTAATCAGCTTGAGAGCTATATGGGATGCCTGAATATCGGCTTCAATCCTCTTGCCCTCAAAAGATTTTTTACCTTTATCGTAGCTGGATAAAGAGCCCATATCATTAAAGTCACCCATACAAATAACTACATCAGGCTTTAAATCTATGATAGCTTTACCTAGCCATTCAAAACGCCTAGGATTTTCGTCAGGTTTGGCATGTGTATCTCCTATAACTAAATGTGTTCTAGGCTGCATTAAAATACTACCATAACAACTGTACAAATAAGTATAATAACAGCCAATGTAACTATATTTGAATGTCCGTCCAGCCAATTTTCTATTTTATGGTCTATTCTCATTATGCGTTTCCTTTCGATCCTGCTTCCGCTAAATAGCGTTTAGGAGTGTCTTTATTCCATGTGATATCATTTGGGTCAATTTCTTGTGCTTTTTCTCGCCTAGCGGCAATAACAGCTAGCTTATACAGGCTCTCTTTTTTAAATTTAATAGCCTCAAAGCACCCCTTAACTAATCCCCAAATAGCTTGTGCAATTGTTGTAGGCAGATTAGGGTCCATATTAGATACAATATTTACACCATAGCCTTCATTATTTCTAGTGGGCGTAATTAGTAATCCTACACATCCTTTAGGTAACTCTATAATAACTCTGCCACTTACGCTGCCATCATCCACAATAGTAGGTGATGGGGCTACATTAGGATCATTTTCCACAGATTTCTAAATCCTTCCATAGCTTAAAGAAATAGTCTGCATCTATAATGGCTAGAGGCTTTTCACCATTCATTTTAATAATGATTAAAGGCTCTCCCGCAGCTTGTTTCTTAGCTTGATAATAAGCCTCATATACAGGCTTCATACGGGCTTGGTTTTTACATTCAACGCTAAATGGGAACTTCTTAAATGCTGCAGAAGATAATTGTACATCTGCTCCATTTTGACCCATTCCAGTACTTAATACGTCTCTAGTAGAAAGGTCTTGGTACATGCCTATAATCTTATCACGTACCCATTGTTGCAATTTACGACCCTTCGCTTTCGCTGACGCTATTTTCATTTTTATTTGTTCCTTCTTGGATATGGGTATAATATCGCCATGGAGGGTCTTTAGCCTCACTTCTGAGGGCTTTAGAGTGAATGAGAGTGGGCCAGCAGGTAAATCTATAAGGGCAGAACTCACAAGCTTTGGTGAGATACCTGTTACCTGTATCTTTCTTCCTGAATTTCTCGCTGATATCGGTATACGACCTACGAAAGGGGGCGTTTTCTACAAGCTCCTTCACATTATTGGTAACTTGTACTAAAACTTCTTGCTGTTCCGCAACTTGATCTTGTGGAAATTCAACAACACGAATTTCCCCAGAAGACTTATCTACAATAATCCAACCACCAACCTTCTTACTCTTAGCCTTACCATATAAATAAAGTTGTCCTACATACCCAAAAGTATCATCTGCCTTGACGTTTTCATAGGAAGTAAACTTATTCTTGAATACCCATGGAGATACGGACTTAACGTCCCAAACAAGATCATCAATCATTAAGTCTAGTGTGCCTGGAATTTCTAATGAGCCTGATCCCCAATCTAAATTAAGCTTAACGTGTTCTTGCTCGCTTTGAATAACCACACCAGCAGCCTTTAATAAAGGCACCATAATAGCTTCAATAATATCACCATATAGCATCTGTAGAGGCTTATGGTATTCTTCCTCTAATCTAGCTGCATCGCTCTTTTGCATCTGCAATTGACATAATGGCCTACCAATAGCAGACATGGATAATCTAAACTTGCCATTAAGTTCATTAAATTGTTTATTTAATGCCTTACCAACAGCTTTCTTGATTTCTTCAATAAGTTCGTCAGAAAGCATATTTGGGTTAGAATTAACTCTATCCAAATAGAACTTTAGTTTTTCTTCAATATAATGTGCCATGTTTAATATGTTTTATATGAGGCTACAACCTTACCACCGACATATACATCACAATATAATTTATGTTCTGGGCCAAAATCGTCTAGAGCTAAATCTTTAGATTTAATGCACACTGAATAATCTAACGCTGCCGCAGAAACAGCACTTGCCCTTACCGCAAAATTAATTCCGGATTTAAGTTCTGGATCATAATATGATCCTACTACAGTTAGCATGAATATCTCCATAAAATAAAACGGCTATATGGTAGCTTCTACTCACCTTGGAAATCCGGGTTAAGGATTTAACGCCCAAGTTTACGTAACGTCCGACCCCATATTTTCGCCTACCGTATGCGCCTTGAATATGTTTGTAGTCCACCTTACAACTAACGTTTTGGCATATGCTGGTTGCCAAATTAAGCAGGTTCTACTACAGCAACACTCTTTCCAACCTAACTATACGAGACGCCCCTAGGGTGCTTTACGTCTTTATGTATAGGTTTGCCAGTCTAAAGGTTCAATTAGAAAGGAATTTCGTCGTCTAAATCTTTGCTGGAAGTCTTAGTTACATTTGCACCGATTGAAACAACAGTTTCAGCGGTCTCAACATCGCTATCATTTGCAGCCTTATTTAGAGAACGATCATAAGCTTCCTTAACTCTCTTATTAACTCCTGAGATAAAATCTCTTGCAGAATTAATAGCATCAACATCAACTTGAGTTAGTGCAACAGCTTCGTTAAGAATAGTTGGAACAGGATTGTAGTAAACTACGTTACCATTCTTTTCCTTCTTAAGCTTAAGAGAAACTGGATACTTAATTGCTGCTCTCTTTTGCTTATCAAACGACTCCATAACATCGCCCACAATAACGAATGCTGATTGACTAGGTACCCACAGAACAGGCTTATCTGCATAAGTGACTTCCTTGCCGTCTACTGTAGTACCTGTAAAGGACACTAAGCAGAATACGAACATACGACACTTAACGTCTTTTTGGATTTTAGCTTGTGTAGGACTTAAAGTAACCCCCTCAACCTTTTTCTTTGAGAGCTTACCACACTTAAGCTTACCGCTCATAGATGGAAATTCAGAGAATAGGCTTGGAAGCATCATGCTTTCATCCAGCATCTTCTTATCATCTTGTGAATAATTCTGATACTGGTATACGCGAGTAACAATACGAATTTTTACTTCTTTAGAATAGGCTCTTGGTTGATCTTTTTCATCAATAAAGAATGTGCCCATTGGTAGTGGCTTTTCATTCTCGTCTTCTGCTAAAGAGTTAATCTTAAGTCTTGGTACGCTTGGTCCTGACTTTTCTTGAGAAATACCTAATTGTCTATTAAGTTCTTCATCTGATAAATCAATAGTAGCTGGTAGATTATCTGTCATTTTATTATAATGTTTCCTTTATATTGGTCAATTGTATAATAATATTGTTAATATCGTTTTTAGTTACATCTCTCATAGTTATATTGCAGGCTTTTATAGGATCTTTAGTTGAGTAACTATAAGAGCCAACAGGATTTTCTGGGTATATTTTAGAATACTCTACAGAAAAGAGGTGCATTATACCACAACTCTTTTAGACTTACCAAGCAGTTTTAATGCTGCTACAGCGTCTTTTTTATTAGTATATTCAGCAATTCTTGCTGGAATTGTATAGATTTGTGTGCTAGCCACATAAATACCCCACATGCGTCTTGACATATTAAAATTGTCAAATTCATCATATGGAAGAATAAAATACTCTCTCATATTACACCTTCTTCATTTCAATTAAATTTGGACCCACTTTAGTTTCGCTGTCCAACGGCACATACATAGTAATTCCGTAATATTCTTTCAATGCCTGCTCTGCCAATTTGTGTAGATTTTTATGAATTTTAGTAACAATTTCCAACTCTCCAGGATAAACATCAGTAACAACGCTATCATGAACAGTTAAACAAATAACACTCTTTAAACCATACTTACGAAATTCTCTAGCAAGATAAATAATAGCTATAGGAACAATATCTGCAGTAGCAAATCCTTGAACGGGGAAGTTAACTATTTGTGTTTTTTGAGTAGCCCCACCCCATCTATTACGATGGACGTATTGAAAGCTATATTCTCTACCTGTAGGTAGTACAATTTTCTTATGCTTAATAGCGTATTCTTGTAGTTCTAGATGCCAATTTTTAACGCCAATATACTTATCAAGAAACGCCTTATAATACGTAACCTCTGCTTCCGTCCCACTTAATCCCCCGTATAACGGTTTGAATGTATGCGGCTTTGCGTCTTGTCTATTTGTAGGCTGTCCGGCATTAGTTAAAATGCTTGAAGTTTGATTATGGACATCTAAACCTGCCGCAACGTCGTCCCTAACGACTGAGCATTTAGCAAGATGCCCGGCACATCTAAATTCAAGTTGAGAGAAATCTGTTTCGCATAATGTACCGCCCTCATTTGCCCATCTTGAGACGAAAACTCTACGGATAGGAAATGTATTTCCTCTGGGTTGATTTTGAAGGTTAGGGTCTGTACTCGACAACCTTCCGGTAGACGTAATAGCTTGATTAAACTTCGCATGTAAGATGCCATTTTCCTGAGTACCTCTTTCAATGCCTTTTACAAAACTATTAATATACGTGTCTAATGCCGAAACTCTGATAATAGCAGTTAAAAATTCAACAGCCCTATCATTCTTCTTCATTTTGGCTTTATTGATTAAAGCCTCTAGAGTTTCTTTATCTGTCCCAAAGCCTCCTGAGGATACATCATTAACGCCAGAAGGCATTAATTTAAAGCCAGCTACTTCTTCCGTCTTGTCATACGATAGGCCGGAACCATCACAACTTGTACATTTTGTACTTTTCTTGAAGTTCTCGCCGTTCTTCTTTTGTTTGTAAAAATAGCCCAAACCTGTGCAACTAGTGCATTGGCTAGCTTTTGTCTTATAGATTGTTTGACATTGAGCACTTACAGTATTCTTAAATTCAAATGGTTGCATAAAGGTACGCTTTAAAGGCTT